GAAACCGCGCGCGCCACATTGGCCGAGGCGGTTGCGGAATTGAAAGCATCGCAAAGCAAATCAGGGGACACGTTGATCAAAGATCTGCGTGCGCTGAATTCTGTATTGATCCAAGCCTTGGCACTGGAGGGCAAGCTAGATGAGCTTGAAGCCGAAACCACTGGCGCCCGCGCAGGGGAATTTGACCTTGAGCGCGCCAGAGAAGAAATTTTCTGCCGCTTGGCTTGCCTTGCAGCCGCAGGAGAGGATCACGGAATTTCTTGACGGGTTAAGCGCCGAAGCGGTGGCAGCCCTGCCTTATGTTTTTGAATTTTGGGCCTTGCCGCATCAGCGTAGGCCCGAGGGGGATTGGAAAACTTGGGTCATTATGGGCGGTCGCGGGGCGGGAAAGACCCGTGCGGGATCGGAATGGGTGCGCGCCCAAGTTGAGGGCGCGCGCCCACGCGATGCAGGCCGCGCGCGCCGCTTGGCCTTGGTCGAGGAAACCTATGACCAAGCCATTGCGGTCATGATCAAAGGGGAGAGCGGGATTTTGGCCTGCTCTCCCCCTGATCGGCGGCCAAAATTCGTGGCGGGAGAACGCAAACTGATTTGGCCAAATGGTGCTGAAGCACAGGTTTATTCGGCCCATGATCCCGAAGCCTTGCGGGGGCCGCAATTTGATGCGGCATGGGTGGATGAATTGGCAAAGTGGCGGAATGCACAAGCCACATGGGATATGCTGCAATTTTCGCTGCGTCTGGGGCAGCATCCGCAACAAGTGGTCACGACTACGCCGCGCAATATTGCGTTGCTGCGGGATTTATTGGCGCGCAAGACCACGGTTGTGACACGCGCGGCGACCGAGGCCAATCGCGCCTATTTGGCCCCGTCCTTTTTAGATGAGGTTCGCGCGCGCTATGGCAAGTCACGCTTGGGACGTCAGGAATTGGATGGAGAGCTGTTGGAGGATCACGCAGGCGCATTGTGGCAGGCTGCCGCGATTGAGGCCGCCCGTGTTTTTGACCGCGACCCGCAGGCCGATGTGATTGTGGCCGTTGACCCGCCTGTCACGGGACATGACGGGTCAGATTTATGCGGCATTGTTGCCGTGGCACTCTATCGAAAGGGGCGGCCCCAAGATTGGCGTGCCGTTGTCTTAGAAGATGCAAGCGTGTCTGCGGCAAGCCCCCAAGTATGGGCCGAGGCCGCGGCAAAATGTTATCATCGACACGGGGCCAATCGCCTTGTCGCAGAAGTCAACCAAGGTGGCGACTTAGTCGAAGCGATGATGCGGCAGGTTGATCCGTTGATCGCCTATCGCGCCGTGCGCGCAACAAAGGGCAAGGTCGCGCGGGCCGAACCCGTGGCGGCACTCTATGAGCAGGGGCGCGTCTCACATTTGGGATATCTGCCGCACTTGGAAGATCAGATGTGCCAAATGGCGCAGGCGGGATTTGAAGGGCAGGGCAGCCCTGACCGTGTGGATGCATTAGTGTGGGCGTTGAGCGAGGGTCTGCTTGAGCCCGCCCGCCATTATTCTGAGCCGCGCCTTAGGGTGCTTTAACCTCATATGAGAAAGGGGCATTTCATGCTCGAATTTATCAGGAAGCGTCCGCCAGCGGAGGTGAAAGCCTCGGCTGTGGGGCGGGTTGTGGCGATGGCACATGGCGCGCGCAGTGCAGCATGGACAGCGCGCGACACGGGCAGCCTGACGCGCGCAGGGTTTATGGGCAACCCGATTGGATTTCGTGCCGTTCGGATGATTTCAGAGGCGGCGGCGGCCTTGCCCCTAATCTGTCAAGACCATGTCACGCGGTATGAGGATCATCCCGTTTTGGCCCGATTGAAGGCGCCAAACCCGATGCAGGGCGCATCTGCTTTTTTAGAGGCGCTTTATGCAACACTGCTTTTATCGGGCAATGCCTATATCGAAGCGGTCATGCAAGATGAGGCAGGTGGGGTGCCTCATGAGTTGCATATCCTGCGATCTGATCGCATCCATGTGCAGCCTGGGCCAGATGGGTGGCCACAGGCATTTGATTATCATGTGGGGGGCAAATCGCATCGCTTTGCTGCTGATGTGGTTTGCCATATCCGTGGGTTTCATCCGCAAGATGATCACTACGGGCTTGGGCCGCTGCACTCGGCCGCGACAGCGATTGATGTGCATAATGCGGCGACCTTGTGGTCAAAGGCGCTGCTGGATAATGCCGCACGCCCGTCTGGCGCGATTGTTTATCGCGGGGTCGATGGCGCGGCGGCCAGCATGAGCGATGCCCAAGTCAGCCGATTGCAAGAAGAATTGGACAGCTATCACATGGGCGCGCGCAATGCGGGGCGTCCGATGCTGCTGGATGGCGGTCTTGATTGGAAGCCTATGGGGTTTTCACCTTCCGACATGGAATTTCACAAAACGAAAGAGGCCGCCTCGCGCGATATAGCCTTGGCCTTTGGTGTGCCGCCGATGTTGATGGGCATTCCTGGGGACGCGACCTATGCCAATTACGCCGAGGCGCATCGCGCCTTTTACCGCCTGACGGTTCTGCCCCTTGCGGGTAAAGTTCTTGCCGCGTTGTCGCGGTTTTTGGGGGCGGGGCATGGGGCCGATTTGGAATTGCGGGTCGATTTGGATCAACTGCCCGCCCTGGCGGCAGAGCGTGATGCACAATGGCGCCGCGTGTCTGAGGCGACATTCCTCAGCGCATCCGAGAAGCGGGTGATGTTGGGCTTGCCCGCCTTAGCGTCAGAGCCGTCATGAGCCTGCGCCGAGAAAGCGGGTCGCGATTTTTATATGATCCGTTTGATATTGCCGAGGCGCGCATCGAGGCCAATGAGCGGGTTTTAGAGGAGCGTTGGCAGGCGCTTACCTATCGGCTTGGTGCGATTGAAACGGCGGTAGAGCGACTGGAAAAGCGCCTATGGCTGGCGGTTTTTGGCATTGTGGGCGTGGTTCTGGCAGAGGCCGCAACGCGCCTGATTGAACTTTCTCATCCATGAAAGGTTACGGCATGGAGACCAGCGTGATTTATAGCCCCAATGCGGGGCATGAGACGAAGTTTTGTAAATTCGAGCGCAGCCCGAGCCTTGGTCAATCAGGTGTTCTGTCGGGCTATGCCAGTTTGTTTGATACGATTGATCAAGGCGGAGATTCCGTTGCCAAAGGGGCCTATGCGGCGGCCCTGGCGCAGATGAGCGCACGCGGCACTAAGGTGAAAATGCTGTGGCAGCATGATCCTGCAAGCCCGATTGGCGTATGGGATGATATTCGCGAAGATGGGCGGGGCCTATGGGTGTCGGGGCGTCTTTTGGAGAGTGTCGGCAAAGGACGCGAGGCCCGTGCCCTGATCGAAGCGGGGGCGATTGACGGATTATCAATCGGATACAGGGTGGTGAAATCTTATCGCAGCACAGAAGGCGTGCGGGTTTTGACGGAAGTTGAGCTTTGGGAGGTGTCTTTGGTGACCTTTCCGATGCTGAGCCAAGCGCGGGTGGCCGCTCAAAAAGCCGAAGATCGCGGCGCGGGTGACATTGAAGGCGTGACCCGTTTGTTGAATGAGGCGCGCGCAAAGATGCGCCAAGCGGGCCAATAGGGCGCGAATTTTCTAACCAATCCAAGGAAACAATCATGAAAGACCAACAATCGGATGCGCCGCGTGCGCATCAGACGGGCGGAGCCATGGCGGACATGGCCACGGCACTAGACGGGCTATTGGGGGATGTTCATCGCCTACATGCCGAAATCAACTTGAAACTGAACAAACAAGATGAGCGTATTGCAATGTTGAAAAACCACTCCCTGAATATGACCCGTCCACAGCTATCCTTGGCGGTGGAAGATGGTGCGCCGCATCGTAAGGCGCTGGATCGCTATTTGCGCAGCGGTGATGATGATGCGCTGCGTGGGATCGAGTTGGAGGGCAAGGCCCTATCAAGCGCGATTAACGCCGAGGGTGGATTTTTGGTTGATCCGCAAACCGCGGATCGCATTTCGTCAGTGTTGCGCAGCTCTTCCTCGCTGCGGGCTGTTGCAAATGTTGTAAATGTGGAAGCCAGTTCTTTTGATGTCTTGGTCGATCACAGCGATATTGGGGCGGGTTGGGCCACAGAGACGGACGCAACTGCCGAAACAGATACGCCGCAAATCGAGCGTATCTCTATCCCGTTGCATGAATTGTCGGCCTTGCCGAAGGCGAGCCAGCGTTTGCTGGATGACAGCGCGTTTGACATCGAAACATGGCTTGCAGATCGCATTGCAGATAAATTTGCCCGTGCGGAAGCGGCGGCATTTTTGATCGGGGATGGGATCGATAAGCCGCTTGGATTGTTGGCGCACCCCTCTGTCGATAATGAGATTTGGTCATGGGGCAGTCTGGGCTATGTGGTCACGGGCGCAGCAGGTGATTTTGACGCGGCGGCCCCCTCAGACGCGATTGTGGATCTGGTTTACTCGCTTGGCGCGCGCTATCGGGCCAATGCCAATTTCATCATGAATTCCAAAACCGCAGGGGCCGTGCGCAAGATGAAGGATGCGGATGGTCGGTTCTTATGGTCGGATGGATTGGCGGCAGGAGAGCCTGCGCGTTTGATGGGATATCCTCTTTTGATTGCAGAGGATATGCCCGATATTGCCCTTGATAGCACCGCAATTGCCTTTGGGGATTTCCGCGCGGGCTATACCATTGCTGAGCGCCCCGAGCTGCGCGTTCTGCGGGATCCGTTCAGCGCCAAACCCCATGTTTTGTTCTATGCGACAAAGCGCGTTGGTGGCGATGTGAGCGATTTTGCGGCTGTCAAATTGTTGAAATTTGGCACTGCATAACGGCGGGTGAACCCGATCCCTGTGCGGCAGCCGCACAGGGTGGGGCGATGTGCCTTTGCCGCACGGGGGCGGTCTGCATGGTCTGGCAGATACGACATACCCCCGATGCGACATGCAGACTTTGCACTTTCGTGCGGTCGGGCGCATCGCCCCAACAGACCACCCTCATATTCTGGAGAATTTTCCTATGATGATGGTCGAATTGACCTCTATCCCCACGGCAAGCCTGCCAGTTGCAGAGCTGGGTCATTATCTGCGTTTGGCCACAGGGTTTGCGGATGATGGCAGCGAAGATGCCCCGTTGGAGAGTTGCCTGCGTGCGGCTATTTCCGCGATTGAATCGCGTATTGGGAAAGTGCTGTTTGAGCGGCGCTTTTCGATGCAAGTGTCGCAATGGCAAAGCGGATCGGCGCATAAATTTCCGATGGCCCCCATCAGCGAGATTGAAAGCGTAACTTTGGTCAATCGTGCGGGGCAGGACAGCCTGCTTGATCCTGCGCGTTACGCCTTGCGGCAGGATGGCGACAGGCCTGCTGTGATCTCTATCGGGCCTGCATTGCCGCAGCCTTCGCTTGGCGGTCATATTGATGTGATTTTGCGCGCAGGGTTTGGCCCGAATTGGGCGGATATTCCCGCAGATCTGCGCCAAGCTGTGTTGATCATGGCGGCAGATTTTTATGATGGGTCTGGGCGCGAAAAGGGGGATATATCCTTTGCGGTTGCCATGTTGATTGAGCCCTATCGCCCCCTTCGTATTGGCGTGCGGCCATGACGGTGCGGGTGCAGTTGACACGCAAGCTGAGGCTTGAGGCCCCAATTCGTGAGGCCGATGGCGCAGGTGGGTTTCGTCTGACCTGGCAGCCCTTAGGGTGGGTTTGGGCCGAGGTGTTGCCGCGCAGCGGCAGCCAGTCTGAAAACATCGTCCGACTTGGATTG